GGATTGTTTTCTTCTCCACCCCAAACGCGAACAGACTCTACCAAGTTATAATCATTTTCGAGTCTCGTCTTATAGTCATTGAGTGTAACAAGTCTTTTTTGAAGACCAAACTGTCTTGGTGCCTGAAGTTTAATTGATGATGTGGATTCTCGTTCTGCTCCACCTGCCGACCTCGTATATCCAGAAGAGAGGGAAACGTCAATTGAAGATGCGCCAGAAATGGATTCAGCCAAAACAAAGTTAGTTGCCCCATTTCCTTCGACACCAAGTTGTGAAGTGCTATAGGTTATCTGTACGAAATCCTCTACGTTGGGTTTCTTTCCCACAACACCATCGCCAAAATAAATTTCATATCGACTCTTATTACCCTCTTGTAAAAAATACACACGAGAAGTTGAACTCACTTCAGTAAAATTATCTGCCTTTGTATAAATCTCGCCGCCAGCAGCAACAACTAATGTTGTGGTGTCAACATTCTCATCAGGAATTTCAAATGTTTCGTTAGTTTTTCCGGTAAAAGTATAGCTCCTGCTCAAAGAAATGCCTTCTTTGATTTCAAGGTTTCTTAATTCGTGTTGAGCAGTCAAGGCGTTGTACGAAGAGGAACGTGCTTGTGTGGTCAGAAACGTATAAGAATCTCTACCAATCTTAGTTGTAAACTTGGCATTTTTTGGAACAACAATTGTTGATTTTTCTGAAGCTACTCCATTGAAAATCAAATCAAGATTTACACTCGCTCCTCTTCTTGATGAAGGAGTATATCCGAGGTGTTTAGCAAGAGAGACAATAGAAGAGCGCAAAGAAGCACTATCCATAAACATTTCACTTGCGAGCATGTTGGTGTAAAAGCCGTTGTAGTGTGTATTGTACGCAAGAACATCCAAAAGAATGTTCATCGCAGATCCGGTAAAATCATAATCCTTGAATTCATCTTGACCACTAAGATATTCTCTTAGAGCTTTTTTAATAGCATCAAAATCAAGTTCTACAATCTTCAGCTTGTTTGATTGTGTGGTGTAATTTGCTGCCATTTACCTATCTCTTTCTAGTAAAAATCTTGTTTTTCGTTCAACTTCTTCGTTCAAAATATAAAAGGTCAATATAACATCATAAGCATTCAAATCAAAATTAGGGTTGACTTCTATTTCTGTAAGGGATACTCTTGGTTCAAAGTTATTTATACATTCTACTATAGAATCCTTAATTCTAATGACGTTAGAATAAGTCATAGGTTCAAATAGTTGTTTTGTTAGGTTTGATCCCGTCTCTGGGTGAAAAGGTCGCTCGTAAAAATTGGTAAGAAGAAGATAGCGAACAGAACGAATGATTGCCTGCTCATCTTTCTTTAGCGACAATTGACCCGTATTTGGGTGTGCCGTAAAGTCTAAATCTAAATCTACCCATTTCTTTACTACTGGCAACGTACAATCCTCCCTCTATGTATTTAGGCGTTCCTATCTATACGCTTTTTGTCGTTGATATAATCTCGAATCATCTCATCCACATTAGCAGCCGTCGCAGAGGAATCCGCAAGTGAGATTTCTCCAGCAGCTTGAATTGCCAGATTTCCGCCAGAAAGAACTCCTACGTTTGTAGCAGACGTTACCAACACATCTCGACCAGAAGTAACACTCACATCATTACCAGCAGTAGCCACAACATCAGTTCCGGCGGTGACTGTGGCACTTGTTCCTGTAGTGATTGTGGCACTTTTATCCGTCTTAACATTCACATCGCTCTCACAATAAAAATCGGCTTGACCAACAACATGAATAGCACAAATCCCATCAACCTTGACACCTTTATCCCCAATGGTTACAGAAAAATCGTCTTTGACGACTTTGGTAACTCGACTACCATCAGGATGAATTTCATAGAAAGTTCCGGTTCGATGAGACTCCTTGATTCTCTCTGCTCCCGGTGTATCATCAATCTCTCGAATGTGTCCACTATCGGATTCTTCGACAGCATTGTATGGATACTTTGCGGCAAATGGAGAAGCTGGCTCTTGTATTTCAGAACCATCTGCTTTTTTGATCTTGGTGTCTGCTTGCGAGAGAATCTGTGCCTCCGCAATCGTTCCAGCAACAACGCCACGAGCAAGACGAGATGTATTCATTTCATTAGTATAATATTGACCATAATCGGTTATGTTTTCTGATGTAATCTTTCCACCATCATTTGTTAGTTTAGTTTTTTGTGGTTGATTTTCAATTGGGTCTGTTCCTGCCCCAGCTCGATCGTCAATAAAACCAAGCTCACCAATTCGAGGAACTGGTTCGGCTATATTGATGTTGTCCAAAGCACCATTCGGATCTTCGTCGTCAAATCCAAGAGAGTGCCCATAGCCAATATTGATTGTGCCAACCATAACCAAATCTTGACCAACAGCACCATCTCGATAAAATCCAAAGACTCGTGTTCCCGGCTTGAGTGCGACAATCTTTCCATGCGGGTTATTCAGAGGCATCATTGGATATGCCCAAGGAAGATCAACGGTTTCAATGTCTGTCTTTAGAGGAGAATTGTATGCGATTACGCGAACGCGACAACGACCAGCACCAGTAGGATCAAGGTTGTCTTCTACGACACCTTCCCACCAATAAAAATTTCCTATTTGTCCTACACCTACTGGTTGCATTATACTACTCTTTTCGGAAGTGGCTTTTCATAAGAATCTTTTACAAGAAGCATAACTGTAACATATCCCCGTGATGGTTCAGATGAAACTATATGCTTCACTTTTGTTACCAAATACCTTCCAGACATAATCTGATCGAGTTCCCCGGTTTGTGCTTTTGTTGATGGAATTTCTAAAGTAATCACTTTACCAACTCGTGCTTCACTATCCCCTGTTATAATAACTTCAACTTGAATAGCGTTCATCTGTAGCATCTGCGATCTTCTAACCAAAGATATGTCACCTCGATCATCATTGTAACTTGTTTCAGTATCAAAAGACCTATAGTTTTGAGGAATAAAATGAACCAAAGAAGATTTCCTGAAATTAGGGTTATTTGTCAATGCAGTTACCTTTTGTCCACCTTGACGCTCAGAATAGTTTATAGATTTGTATGATGTGTAAGAATCTAAATAGTCGAAAGAACTAAATCTCACCTTTCTCTTCATCAAATCGTTTGTGACTAAAGTAGAAGCATAAAGCCCATTTTTGATGCCATCCAACATATTAGGAAGCGATAAAACCCTAAACGATTTCAACGCTGCCATCTTTTTGAGTCGATTACTTTTACCTGTATCTCCATCATCTTTTTCATATGTGTATATCATGTTTGTTTCCACTTCAGTTGGATCAACAAGACTTTCGAGAGAAGAGCAAACAAAGGATTTATTTAGACCTTCATAAAAAACGTAGTTTGCTCCATTTCTTTTTAATGAACGAGAAACCTGAATCACTTTATTAATCGCATCAATCGGACTTTGATTGTTTATAATCATGCTTCCAATATTTTTTGTATCCTCTACGAATATCTTTTTTCCACTAATATCTTTTAGAGGAGTATACAAATCTTTTATCATATCAGAATATAATACATTCTTATATGATCGAGAAATTTTTAGTTGATCGGAAACAACTTTTTCGGGGGAACAAAACTTCACAGAAAGACCTGTTGAAGATGCATCAGCAGATCGGAAATAGCCCACAGAATATACTCTTCCCTGAAATTCTATAGCCTTTTTTCCGGGTGTTCTGAATTTTAAATCAACAGCTTCATCACCAACTAACTTCAAATTATTGAAAATATCAACCTCGTCACTCAAAAATATTTCCCCAGAAACAAACTGAGGGTCATCTTTTTGAAGACCCATACTTTCATTCAAAACAATACCATTCCAAGGGTCTTTGAAAACTTCGTTCAAATGAACTCCACCAGAAGAGACAATATCACAAAGCTCTACCGAAACGTCGCTTGAACCACGATTTTCATTAGTCTCCGGCATTGATAGTTACCTTCTGTGCGTTATCAAATCTTCAAAGTTTTCTAAGAGTTCTCTAAGAAGATTTCGACGTAACAATACAATCTCACTGCGCTTTTGATTTTCTGATATTTCATACGCCAAGTTAGTTATTTCTGTGCGAGCAGATGTTCCACTAACAAGTGTTTCTGAACCATTTTTCAGATAAGTGTATGAAAAAGTAGAATCGACAATCAACCCTTTTGGAAGAATAATATCGCCTTTAGAGTATTCCGTTGTATCTGAATCAGAGACAATCTCTACAGTTTCATAATGATGAGTGTCCCTTGCGGCAGAGTCTACAGATCCATACTTATCTATAATAAACTTCTCGAACGCAAAGGAATCCAAAGGCCAACTCCATTGTGGGTCACGAATCTCATTCATCAAAAGAACAACCCAATGATAATTTGTAGAACCATAATAATTATATGCGATGTGTTCAGGCAATTGCCCCTCTAAAACATTATACTTATAATATATTGTCTTATCAGTTCGAGCTTCCAGAGTAGCCCGAACTCTTTTAAATATATCAGTAACAATTCTAGTTTTACCAGAATCATCAAATGTATCATATGGAAGTGTTGGAAAGTATGAAAAATATCTCGGCAATGTTTTTTCCTTTAGTAACCAGCGAAAACGTCTTCTCTTGAAATTAGTCGCTCTTCAGCAAATGTTAGTGTCATATCAGTTTGAATTGGAGAACCGTCACGATAAGTTCCGGGTGTTCCAGAACCAGAATAATTGACAGTAATATTTGTCAATGCACAAGGTAAAAGTTTATGTAACTTGTCAGCGTTCCAATATTCTATTTGAAACAGAGCGGGGTAAGTGTAAAACCTAGAATATGGACCAAACTTACCCTGCTCTTTACCCGTTAGTGATGGAGAAGAATACGCTTTGAATGTTCTAACTATTTGTTGTATAGCATGAGCTTCGGACACATTTCTAGGAACCATTTTGAAATCAAATGAAAAAGTTCTTTGAGAAGGTTTATCATATAAAATTTCAAAATGAGGATTTTTGGCAAGATTTTTTTGTTCGGCTCCTTCGATCCCTATCGCCCCACCAAGACCATTTTTCAATAAATACCCTTCCATTCCGGGTATTGCCATTTTTTGACCAGCAACTTTTCCAATCAGTTCTGTGCCGACATTCATTGCTTCAGACGCGATCGCCTCTACTTTTTCTGCCACATCACCTTCTCCGGTGATAATGTCAACAGCTTTTTCTAAAGTTTTCATCGCTCCCATCTCAGCACCAGTCCAAGAGTTTTGTAATGTTTCTTGAATACCAACAGGAACATACATAATGATTTGACCTTTGTTTGTTATAACCCCACCCTCAACATCACCATTTTCTCCGTCAGCTCTCAGCAGGTCTAGCAAGCCATCTTTTGATAATGGAACTTTTTTTTCTATTGCAGCACGCAGTTCGCTAGTTGATCCAGTAATTCTCCCAAAACTTTCAGCAGCGTCAGGGGGTAAAGCACCTTTAATACCACTCGTTACTAAATCTAAAGCGCCAAACGCTAAATCAGCAGCACCTTCCAAAGCAGCTCCCGCCAATTCAACGGCACCACCTGTAATATCACCAGCAAGATCAACAGCAGATTTAATGCCAGTATCCGCAACACCACTCAAACCCGTTTCATCAAGAAACGCTGTTGACGTTGCAGCAGTAGCTCCACCAATCAAGCCTCCAAAAACCCCTCCACCAACCTCATCTTCGACAAGAGCGCCGATAACACCACCAAGAAATTGTCCAGTTGTTGATTCATCTGCCTCCTCTCCGGGTAAGCCAGAGGATCTTAGCTCTGAATTGTTAAGCACTATTGGAGATTTTTCGAGAATAGAAAAACTAATAAAATGTCTTTCCCCAAGACCTTCAACATCTAAAGGATAACTTAGATAATTGCCGGTCCCATGTTTTGGTCTGGATACATCTGCTAACGGACCCCTAAATCCGCCTAAAAGATCCTCTACTAGATCATCTCCAACCGCGTCTCCAAGTTCGGTAAATTTGAAGGATATAGCCATTCCAATGCTCCTAGATTCTAAATATAAATATACAATAACTATATTTATTTAGGGAAGTTATGCCATATAAGGGTCGATGGAAACCAAAGAATCTTGAAAAATATGAAGGAAATCCTATGAACATAACATATCGTTCGTTATGGGAGAGACAAGCCTTCAAATGGTGCGACGAAAATCCAGATGTTTCCAAGTGGAGCAGCGAAGAGTTGAAGATTCCATACGTTTCCAAAACGGATGGCAAGAGACACAACTACTTTCCTGATCTAAAAATAACATATTCAAACGGTCAAACGGTGATCGTAGAAATAAAACCAAAGCGTCAAACCAAACCGCCACCAACACCCAAAAGAAAGACCCGAAGGTATATCAAAGAAGTCTATGCGTATGGTCTAAACACATCTAAGTGGGAATATGCGATCGAATACGCAAAAGATCGTGGTTGGAACTTTGAGATATGGACAGAAGAAACTCTAAAGTCAATGGGGATTAGAATAATCAAATGAAGAAGAAATTCACCTTCAAATCGTTTCTCGAAACACAAATAAAAGCTGCCAAAGTATCAGAAAAAATTGAAGAGGCAAGAGACTGGTATAGAGAAACCTCATTTAGAATGAATCAATTGAAGGGAGCAAGCTCTCAAAGATTTTTCAGGATTGGTCGCGAAAATCAGAGAATGAAACCAACGATTCGTGGAAGAATCATGTTGGGTCGTCTGTTCATGTTTGAGTATCAGGCAAAGCACGCAGACACACTGCCATACTACGACGAGTTTCCTCTTGTGTTTCCCATAGAGGCACATGCCGATGGATTTCTTGGTATCAATCTACACTATCTTCCATATACATGGAGAGCTGTTTTGATGGATGCTTTGTATGATCTAAAAGAAGAACCGAAGAATGACTCATTACCACCAAGGTTAGAACTTCAGGCAAATGGATACAATATTTTGAAGAAAACTGCTAAATATAGATACTTCCGCCCGTGTATAAAGAAGTATTTATTTGAGCAAGTTACGTCAAGATACATGGAAGTGCCTGAAGAAGAGTGGGAGATTGCCATATTTCTTCCGCTTGAGAGATTTGTAGGAGAGAACAAAAGAAAGGTTTGGATGAAATCCAAACGAGAATACTACAGAGGAAGAAGGTAAATGAACATCAATCAGTTCAAATCAAAAATAGGCGGCGGGCTCGCATCACCAGCACTTTTTCGCGTGATGATTCCGGGTGTAGTAGTGGATTCTTCGAGCGCAAAAACTCTGGCTCTTCTATGTAATCAAGCACAAATGCCGGGAAGATACTTTCAGACAACAGACAGATTCACCCACGGTCCACCCATCAAAATAGCATCTTCTTCCATCTACGATGAAATGGTTATGAGCTTCTATTGTAAGCAAGACTTGGGTGTCTATGAATTGTTTAGTGATTGGCAATCGTTTATTCAAGACAACAATACAAGTAACGAATTTGAATACTTTGATGACTATGTTTGTGACATCACAGTTGAACAAATGGATGCCAGAGGCGATGTATCGTATTCTGTAACACTCGTTGACGCATATCCAAGAATGGTGTCGCCCATGCAATTAGACTGGGCATCTCAAAACGCATTCCACAATCTTCAAGTTTCCTTTGTGTATCGCTATTGGAGAAAGAACGATTTAAGTTATGGTCCGTTCAGCAAGTTCCTGAGAGTCAGTAGTTTGTTCCCCGGATTCGATCTTCAATCAACTTTGGAAAAAACTGGAGCAGCAGTCTTTGACACTATTGGAGGAAACGATGAAATTATGAGTAGAATTGAACAGAATATAAGATTTACAAAAAACGTAACCCAGTCAAAATCAGCAGAACAGCAGAGTGATAATACAAACCTAAACGAAGGTCGTCGTTAAATTATAAGGAGACTACATAATGGCTTTACCTAAACTTGATGTGCCCATGTATACATTGAAACTGCCTTCTACGGAGAAGGAAATTACATACAGACCATTTTTGGTGAAAGAAGAGAAAATTCTTCTAATGGCAGTGGAAGGAGAAGATCAAAAAGAAATTATCACCGCAATAAAACAGGTGATAAACAACTGTATTGTTACGGATGGTATTGATGTTGACACTCTTCCGCTTTTCGATATAGAATACATTTTGCTGAATCTCAGATCAAAGTCGATGGGAGATGTTGTAAAGGTATCATATAAAAAGAAAAACTGTGATGTAAAAGGCTGTAAACCCATACAAATTGAAATTGATGTAAACGAAGTAAAGATTAAACGAGAGAAATCACACAACAAAAAAATTCAACTAACCAATGATGTGGGTATAATTATGAACTACCCCAGCATCGAAATGATGACAAGTTATTCAGGCGGTTTCAATATAAAAACAATGAATGCTGACAGTACGTTTGAGATTATTTCAAAATGTATAGAGAGTGTTTATGATGAAGAAAATGTTTATAGTAAAGCAGACTACACGCCAGATGAAATGAATTCATTTTTAGAACAACTGTCACAAGATCAATTTTTGAAAATAGAAGAATTCTTTTCAACAATTCCAAAGATGTATAAAGATGTTAACTTCAGTTGCGACAAATGCGACTTCAAAGAAAAAATAAGATTGGAGGGGCTGTCTGATTTTTTCGGCTAGTTCTCTCTGACCACTCGTTAGAGGGAACTTTACGAATAAACTTTTCATTGATGCAGTATCACAATTATACCCTTGCGGACATTGAAGGTCTGCTACCTTGGGAACGAGATTTGTATGTAACTATGGTTATGGAGCATGTGGAGAAGGAAAAACAGAGACGAGCAGAACAACAAGCGAGATAAAAAATGCCCAAATACAACTATAGAGATCCCGTTACCGGACAATTCACAAAAATGCCCCTTCCTCAACTACAAGAGAATGGAATCCCAACTGTATTACCATCAGACAAAAGTGAAGAGTCCGAAAATAAGACTGAAGTTGAAGTCACTTTTACTAAAGACCAAAAAGAAGCCAGCGAAAAAAAAGCTGCTGATAAAACAGTCAATTCATTCATAGAAGGCTTGAAAAATTTTACAAAGACTGTAAAAGAGTCTAAATCAGGTCGAATGATAGGAAATGTTTTGAGTGGTGTTTCGAGTGGAGCCAAGCAAGTCGGAGAAGTCATTAATAATCGGCGAAAGGATGCTGGGCTAACAAGAGATAGTCTTGCCTCAGATATGTTTGAATCACCACTAGCTGCTGCGATGTTTACAGGATCAGTAGATTTAGGAGAAAAAGCATTAGCCGGAGCTTTTAAGGGGTTGGGCTTTTTAAAAAATAAAGCTGTAGAAAAATTGACTGGCTCTGGAAAAGAAAAGGAGGAAGAACTAGAAAAATCAGAAGAACTTGAACCTTCATCTGAACAAAAGATGGACGAAGATTCAAAAGACGGTTTAGAAAAAGATTCAGAAAATCCTCTAAACAACATCAACGAAAATATAATACTCATAAAAGATAGTTTGTTGGAATATTTTGAAGACCTAAAAGGAAATGCATCAAAAGAGGAAGAAAAAGCAAGAGAAGATCGTGATTTTTGGAAATCCTTATTTGATGATTTAGATAAAGATGGAGAAGGAAGTGATAAACCCGAAGAAGATGAAATGGACTTGCCTTGGGGAATTCTTGGCGCTGCCATGCTGGGTGGTCTTGCGGCATGGCTTACATCAGAAGGAGATTTTAACAATGTGTTTTCGGGGTGGACAGCGAGTCTTAGAAACGTCACCAAAAACCTTGCTCGTAGTTTAGATGACATTCTTCCCAGAATAGGAAAGTTTGCTGACAATGTTTTCAGTAAACTTGGATTCAAACCTAAACCCGGAGCATTAGTTGACGATGTAGCCAAAGGAGTTGCCGGATCAGCAGACGATGTAGCCAAAGGAGTTGCCGGATCATTAGACGACACCGGAAAAGCTGCGGCAGGACTAGCAGATGACGCAGTAAAGATGTCTGATGATGCTTTAAAAGTTGCCGACGACTTAGTTCCAAAAAACATATCGTCTGTAGGTGACGATCTTGTTAAAAGTGGAGACGATTTACTAAAAAACGCATCAAAATTGGGCAAGTTTGCAAGAGTTTTATCCAAAGCAGCAGTACCGCTTGCTATTGGTGTCGATGCTGTTATGGCAGCATCGGATATAAATGAGGCATCTACTTTGGCAGAATCCGGCGAAATAACCGAAGAACAATTAGCAGACTACGCAGTCGAAAGAACCGCTGGAGCAACAGGTTCAATTGGAGGTGGTCTGGCAGGTGCCGCTGTTGGAGCAACTGTTGGAAGCGTTATTCCCGTAGTGGGAACTTTACTTGGTGGTGTTGTTGGTGGTATTGCTGGAGCATGGCTGGGTGAAGAAGGAATGACCAAATTAGCCGAGTCGTTTACTGGAGGATCAGGCGTTCAAGAAATTATGGATGGAGCCGAGGAGGCTGGAAAGGAAGAAGGATGGTTCGATAGTTGGTTTGGCGGAAACGAATCAGAAAATATTTCTGCACAACCACAAAATGATTTAAGAGCAGCCGCAGCTTCACAAATTCAAGATTCCGCAATGACATCATCTGTAACAACGTCACAGCCTATAGTTAATGTATCAAATGCAGACTATAGCAGAAAAACTGGAGGAAATACAATCGTACCCGGATCACTCCACACACGAACGGATAGAAGTATGTCTCAATCAGCAAATATGGATTGGTAAAATGCCAATTCTACATATAACACAACCTTTTCAAAGTTGGTTAGGGAGTTCGGATAGTTCGGATCAAAACCCAGACTACTGGGAAGTTGGAATGTATAATCTTGGTGTTGACGGATTTCCTGCTGATCTAATCAATGTTCCGCTATTAGATGCCTCGATGTATTTCGATTGTAACGAGGCAATAACAACATCACTTTGTGAAAAGTGGTTGACAGATTATCAACAACAGAGAATCGAAAATATTCCACAGTCTGAAGTGGATTTGTGTGTATCCGACAATATATCAAGATGTGTCGATATACTGACGGATACACTTCCCTATCAAAACGGATGGATTCTCGTGAGAGCATGTAATCTCAACGGATGCTCTGATTGGTCTAATCCCAGAACTGTTCCAGAAAACGGATTCTCACTAATGATTGGAATATCTCTTCTGTTTATTTTGATTGCCAATAAGTTCAAAAACAAAAAACCCCCCCGCGCCGAAACGCAGGGGGGTTCATTTGGTCTATGAGACGATACTAAACGTCTTCAGCCAGCTTCTTGAAATAATCAAGAGAGTCGTCATCGTCATCAAGTGAAGCGGACTCCTCATAGTTGGCAACCGGCTCGTCAAACGAATCCGCTGCCGTACCATAGGAATCGGAGCTTCCGATAACCTTCTCAAAGCGAGCCTTGAGTTCTTCATACGACTTGAACTGGTCGGGAGCAGTCAACGCTTCAAGGGAATACTCAGTATTCCAAATGCGCTCCAGCTCCGAATCATCCTCAAGCAGAGCCGATGAAGAATCAAACTCAGACTTGTCGTAGTTTCGGAACCCGGCAACCTGCCGAGCGCGAAGGCGAAAGTTACACCCGGACCAAAGATCGAAGGGATTCACCGGAGTTTCATCATCAAACTCAGGATTCATCTTGTCGTTAATCATATCAAAAATCTTCTTACCATAACGGAACAAGAAAACCTTTCCCTCGTTCTCAGGATTTGAAGGATCACTGACGACAAAGATATTGGAAACGTACTGGAGCTTTCGCTTCTGCTTTCGTGCCGTTTCCTTATCCGCTTCGATACCCGAGTTCCAGAGCTTTGAGTTATACTCCGAAACCGGATCTTTCTGACCAATCGTGGTCAAAGAGTTCTCGATATACCAACCACCCGGTCCTTGAAAACCGTGTGACCAGATTCGAGCCCAAGGAACAGTCTCGCCAGAAGGAGCAGGAAGAAACCGAATGACCGCATGACCATTCTGTGCCTTGTCCACACTCAGCTTCCAGAAACGATCATCCTGATTGGAGTTTCCGGTTGCGTTGCTGTTGAGCTTTTCCAGTTCGTTGGAAAGACTCTTCAGGCTGCTCTGACTTGACTTCTTGAGTTGACTAAATGATGTTGACATAATAACTTACCTCGTATTTTTTGTATTGATTTTATTTGTTGTATTTTTTGTATTTTTTAGTGTACGGTAGTTTTCTTTCTCAATGCTTTATATATGTCTACTTCTTCCTCCTCATCTTCTGACTGCTCATACTCTTCGTTTGAGTAGTATCGTTCTGTTACTTGTTGTTGAAAGTATCTTCTTAGTTGTGTCATTCCATGCTTGTAACTATCTACCAGTTCAACAGAGGAAACCACAACATCCTTCAGCTTTGTATTTTCCTTTTCCAGATTTGTAATCATTGATTTCAGTTGTCGATTTTCTATTTGAAGTCTTGTATATTTTTGCCTCAAATTTCTGTATATTCTAACTGTTCTTATGAGGTTCTTAATCACGAAAATTCCTCTCGTAGTACCTTCTTGAACTTATTCCTCTTTGCCACATCATACTTCAAGAAAGGCGTGTATTGCTTACACAAGTGATAAAAGTCATCCCATATAATGTCACCTTTGTAATTACGATTCCAGTTCTCAAAACAACCCAAGACAGTATCAATTCCAATAATCGTTTCTAGTTGAATATCCCGCTCTTGATATATATCGAAAAGTTTTGGATACTCTGTGTATGGTGGCAAACTAACAAATAACTCATTGAAGTCTTCTGTTTTTTCTTTGAGCGTAAGTATATCAGACTTGAAATTATATGTCAAGGCTTGAATGCGTTTTTTCCAAGAAATATATTTCTCATCACATTCAGTATTACGCGCAAGTTCTCCTATCCATACATTTTGATTATCAATCAAGTTAGAAACAAAAAACTCAACAAGCTCATTTTCATCATACTTCCTAGAAACCTTCTCATAAAAAAATCTATCTTTTTTGGTCTTAAAACTATTTAGGCTCGATCTTGTGGAACCATTGTATTTGAAATAGTCATAGGAACCTTTTGAGAAGTGTTGCTTCAATGCCAGAAACTTACAATAGGCTTGAAACGCTTTTGCTTCGGACATTAGATAGGTAGCTTTGATCGTCTTGGAAGAAAGTTCAACTCCCGAGCTTCTGCCTCCAGCTTGTCTTTGATATTACGATTCAACAGCTTCGCAGCAGTTTCCGGTTCCATGTTTCTCTTGTTTGCGGCAAATACAATCGCATCCATATACGAAATGTTTTCGATATGTACCATCTCCTCCACTTCCATAGAGAAAGTGTTTGCCAGTTCTTTCTTCGTTAGCATACAAACCCCCTGCTTCTAGTTGGAGCAGCCTTTCCAAAAATAATCAAACACAATGACGAGAATAATACATGTCACCAAAGGATCATTGTAGATCCGATGAAAATATTCAAACAGATTAGTATTCTTCTTTAGCCTCATTATGATACCTCTTGATTGTTTCCTTCAACGGCTCGACCCATTCCTTGATAGGAGCAGGGAAAGCCTGTAGTTTGGGTACATCGCCAGCGACAGCAATCAACACAAGAGCATGATCTACTTTGATACCCGTCATCTCTTCATACATTACAGAATATCCAGCACATTGCATAAAGTAATTTGAAATCCATTCCTTCTTTTTTGGTTTCGCAGATGTTTTGAAATCAATGATGGCTGGAATATCCATCCACTCACCAATCAAATCAACACGACCAGCAACACCCAACTCAACTGAATATAACGGAACTTCCACATGATAAACTCTCGTAAGATACTTTGCTAACTTTGGCTTGATGACATTGAACATTTCGATTGAAGATGGCATTTGACCAGTAATCAAATGCTCTTCATTATTTACAAAACGCTCACATAAATCGTGTACCTCATTTCCACGAAACCTTGCTTTAGTCGAAACCTTGTTAGCTTCCTCTTCTCCAACTCGTGCTTTCCATTTTGCAATAGAGGCACGAGAATTTACAGAAAGAACAGAAGTAATACTTGGACACAAGACCCCCGGTTCAACTTCATAAAACCTATCTCCATTTTTATAGGAGACGCTGAGTGGTGAATATTTTATTTCTACTGGGGGTTTGTGTTCAAACATAATATACTCTACTTTCTGGTCTTTCGGATTCGACCTTTCTTTGCTTTCAAATTATCATTTACTCGTTCTTTCACTTCCCATTCAGTTATGGCTTTTTGTTTATTTTTTTCTCGTTGTTCTAGTTGAGGCTCCAATTCATATCGCGATCCTTTCAAACCATTTGTTTCATTGATTTTTGCAATCACCTCTTTGTAACCATCGTTTGGTTTGGTTCGATTGATAATTACGGGATCGACTAATGCGGGCGCGTTCAACAGAATACGAACTTCTCCTCCACATTCAGGACAAGGATCATCACACGGCTTTTTGCGATCATCAATTCGAGATTGCTCCTCAAACCAGTAATCACAATTTCGACAGCCATAATCATACCACGGCATTAGTAACCATCCTTGTACCAACCTTTGCCTTTGAGAACAAAGTTTGTTTTAGAAATTAGCCTTTTGACTGGAGCGTTGCACACTTCTTCATATGGAGTATCTTTGGCAATCGGAACCGAGACAGGACACGTCTCAAGCCTATCGTCATTGATACCTTGCCATATTTCAAACGTGTGACCTTCTTCACACTCGTAGTCATACTTAGGCATTCTTTTTTGACTTCTTTCTATTTCGTCGGCGCTTCGGCTTTTGATCGGATTCGGTCTTCGGCTTGATGCCAGCTTCCTTTCGCCGACGAAGCCATCGTTGAATGTTTTCATTATAATCCTTGGCAAGTTCGATTGCCTCATCCAGAGAAACGATACCCTTCTTCACCTTCTGTCGAAGACCCATGTTGTTATCAGACATTAAAACAATCCTCCTCAATATTTTCGACCTGAAAATCAATAAACTGCTTCACGAAAGCACGGTTAATACCAAGACCATTTGTTGCTTCATCGAGAACATACTGCCTCAAACGAAACCCAGAATATCCAGACTCTATTCCATCCATAGTCACATTGGAAAGAATGATCGCAAGATCCTTCACTCTACCCATTATTAAATACCCCAGTTTTGGCTGTAAACATCCCATTCATGGTTCATTCTCAGATTGCGATAGGCGCGCTTCAATCCTCTATTATATGTATTCTCAAATTTCCTTATACCTGAATTGGCATTTTTTGAAGCGGACAAGATGGACGTATCATCATAGGCAACACTCATAACAGCATCTAATTCATCTCGACTCAAATTCAAAAGACTATCCATAAGTTCTTTTCTGGATTCCTTTTCAATCAAATAATCCAAAGGATTTACCACCTTGTGAAGATTATTTGCCTGTTCCACATTAGCCCAGTATAGATCCTCAATTCCCCTTGCCATTTAACCGATCCCTCTCTTTTTCTGAAGAACATTCCCAACAAGCATACTTAGCTTCCGCGTTTGTTCTATCATATCCAGCATCCAAAACAATTCTGGTTACTGATTTTGATTCGTCACCACAGAAATCACAAAGATATATAGTGTCCGAATACTCGTCCAACAAAGCATTTGACGTTGGTCTGTTATTTTTTCTTCGCTGTCTACTATCACGCATCGGACCTGCCGATGTACGAAAGTGTGCGCTGACAGCGTTCCAATCTCTAAATTTAGTCATCATAAAACTCGTTGTGTTTCAATGTCAAAGACGGATTATAGATTCTACCACCAACACACATCTTACACTTGTCGTATACTTCGACGTTTTTTGCTGGTACTAATACAGTATCGCCATCGACTACTTCAGCAAGAATCAAACCGCTTTGAATCAAGACCTCAAGAGTATGATTGATTCCCTCGTCTCTACCATTTTCCCAAGAGATCGTGGACGAATAGAAAAAGAATCCTAAGAAGAACATAATTGTAAGCACGGAAGTATATGTGTCAAGTGGGCTTGCGAAAAGAAATACAGCAAACCCGATAACTACAATATACGGAATCCACACTTCACGAAAAAATGTAAACCAGCTCGTCAACTTCTTCTTCTGCGTTTGGTCGATCATAATTTTTCTTTGCCTCTTCAATTTGCGAAGAGCTACAGCCTCTCAGTTTTAACTCTTCATCCGAGAGTTCCCAAGTTATTATAACCTTATAATAACTATTCGGAAACATTCTAAGAATACGCTTTCGTTCCAACGCAGTAAGATTTGTTGAATCGAAAATGAATGATTCTTCGCGACGAATACCACCCTTTATATCGGATGCTCTCCATCTATTGCTATCAATAGTATTTATCTCGATAGTTGGGTCTACAGCACTTCTTCGGTCGTGCTTTGAACCGCGAACCTGAAGACCATGCGATGCGATAAAAGTAGACTTTCCGCATTTTCTTGGACCCACAAGAATGTTTACACATGGTCCCTCAAGAGAACTCAACCACTCATCAATTTGATCGTCGTTGGGCCACTCTCTTGAAATTTGTAAATCGTATGGTCTTAGTAGCTGCCTCATATTCAGGTTCCGATGTAGGTGGCTGGGGGTCCGAAAACCCCCAGCCGATTATACTAATAAACTATATATACATTAAAATAATAACGATAAGTAGGAATGTGTGGTCGTTCCACACATTCCCTATCGGACCCAGTAGCCGCCACCCACGCGAACATGGACATGGATTTTTTGAGCAAATAAAGGATATTATTCATAATTTAAATCATTATAAAACTCCTCTTC